GCTTAGAGACGATCTTTCACGAAGGAGGAAGCAGAGTTAGGATTTTAAAACAGGAAACTATGGGAAGACTAAAAGAGTTCCTTATCAACGAACAGATGAGGATGACAGGAGATTGGAGAGAACAAAATCATTATGAATATCTAGCTTGGAGAGCCTCGCTAGAAGAACAAAAACATTATGAGCAAAAAGAAAGAGTTAGGTCGTTATCATACGAACAAGAAGGTAAGGGAGAAGATAGACAAATTGTTAGAGATAAACTCAAGGAACGTTGCTAACTTCGGAACAAGGGGTAAGTACGATTTAGAGACCGATGAGGCTTTTGATTCGGCTTGGACTGATATTGAGGAGGAGATAAAAGGATTGGACATTCAATTTTATAAATCTATAATAAAACAAGACGATGAGTAGTAAAAGTGAAAAAGAAAACGATTTGAACGAAGAAAGAAATAAAGAAGTGGCTAGGGAGACTTGGGATAGTTGGATTGTAGATTTAACAGACCAAGACCAGCCTGAGACTTGCGGTATTGATGACGATGACTGCGAGGCTTGCGGAAGTTAACTTAAAACTTAGAAATTATGATTGAAATATCCATAGCTATTTTTGCTGCCTCATTTGTTGCAGCTTGTGTAATTTACGTTAATTGGCTTAACGAACATTGTGATTAATGCTTTGTGAGGTGGTGGAATTGGCATACACACCTAACTGTCTATTAGGCGAGGGTAGCAGAGATGTCCTTATGCAAGTTCGAGTCTTGCCCTTACAGCTAAAAAAAGTAAAGAACTAAAACAAAAGAAAAGATGAAGAAGTTATTATTAGTTTTATGCGTAGTGATTCCGAACTTAGTTCAAGCTCAAAACACTAGCCTTAAAATATGGGAGTCTCAATATTCAGAGTTTCGTGAATGGAATGCAGACTCAGCGAAATACTTACTTTCAGGTGGCGGATGGGAGAAAACCAAGTTCGCCTACACTAAGGAGTTTATCGCTATGGAATTAAAGGAAGATAAGGTAACAAAGATTTGGTGGGCTTATTACAATAGCCCTAACGACTATACGGATTGTTATTACACTGAAAATGATGCCTTTAAAATATGCGTTAATACAAAAGAAAAAAAAGTCAACCTTTGGAGCGACGCTGTGGGCGATAGGTTTACAACAGTATGGACTTTGAGTAAAATTCATCAAGTAAAACAAAGCGAATGAGAGTATTATTAGAGTGGAAGTGCGGATACTGTAACAGCGTTCAGGTATCTGATAGCTATAAGCGTTGGAGTATGGATGGTTGTAAGTGTGGTAAATCAGCGCTTGACTTAGAAGATGGCTACCAAAGGAGTCTAGGAGAGATTATAGAGATTAATAGGGTTAATCTAGATAGCTCTGATAGATTAGACGAGGTAAGATTGAGCGACTTTGAGCGAATGCTTAGGAATTTAAATAAACGGTAAACAGAATTGTTTACTAATTAATCTTAAAAAGAAAAGTATGTATTGTAGTAATTGTGGTTGTGCTAAAGATGAAACGGATTATATTCTGTCGTCGCAAGCTAACAAGGATAGGCTTGACGAGGCTGTGTTGAGTTTTAAAAAGAACTCAGATGATTTTGAGAAGATAACCCCAGAAGGGTTGTTGGACTTAGGGTTTGAAGAAAACTATCAAGAGCCTGAGATTACAGATTGGTGTACATCGTCAGGGTTTATTTATTATTCCTTAACAATTAAAGGGGTGTCATTCTTTACAGAAGACGGAGTAGTTATTCTAGATGGTGGAGAATGCGAGGTTGAAATTAAAGACCTTGATAAACTAAAAGATTTAATCCTTAGTTTAAAAGAGCTATAATATAAACTACAACCATTATAGAGGCGTAAAGTCCTTTTGTAAATTTATTCATACGCCAAAAATAAGTAGAATTAAATTAACGTATGTTAAGTAAACATTAAATTTCAGAAAAAATGCAAGTAGCAGAGCAAGCTTTACAATTAATGAGGGATATGACGGCATCTGACGACGAAAACAGCTTTATGGCTGCGTACTCAACAATGCAAGGAGAGGTTTCTAGAATGAGAGAGGAGCTATTACAGTCTATTGGAAAAATGAAACCCGAAACATATAAAAAGAAAGAGGAAAGGGTGGAGAGTCTTTCGCAGTGCTTAGTGCTGTTCCACCAATGCTATTTCAAAATGATGTATTACAAACAAGAGATGGTTTCTTGGAAACATAAGAGTTTGGAAAAGGAGTTAGAATTTACTAACTTTGTTACTAAAGGATTTGAAACAAGCTAATGAGTAAGATAGAGGAACAGGTCTGCTTTAAGATTTTAAAGCGTTCTGAGGTAGGGAAGTCTAAGTACGGCACTACAATGGAGAGAGATGACTTAAGTCGCTTAGAGTGGCTTAAACACACTCAAGAGGAGCTTATGGATGCTTGTGTTTACATAGAAAAACTTATTGATGAAGAAGAAAAGAAAAAGCCTTGTAAGAACTGCCGCTGTAAAAGCGGGATTCCGAAGTGGACTAGAACATCGAGTTTGGAAGAATTTGAAACAGAGAAAGGCAAAGGGGATTGAATACGAAACCCTTAAGCTTAAATACATAATCCCTTCGAGTGAGCATTCTTATACCCCCGATATAATCCTATCTAACGGAATTATATTGGAGGTTAAGGGTCGCTTAGTAAAGGCGGATAGGGATAAGCATTTATTATTAAAGGAGCAACATCCTGATTTAGATATTAGGTTTTTATTCCAAAGCGCAAATAACAAGATAAGAAAGGGTAGTCAAACTACTTACGCTCAGTGGTGTAATAAAAATGACATAAAATGGTGCGAGAAAATCGTTCCCGACACTTGGCTGAAAGAAATTAAATAGTATATTTGACTATTCCCTGTTTTATCTCTGCATAGTTGTGTTTTTGGTTAAACACATAGTAGCCCTTACATTTGTAGGGGTTACTTTTTTTTAGTATATTTATCAACAAGAAAATTACAACTATGGATAAGCAGTTTAGACCAAGACTCTCAGAGTTTGAGTGGGANTTNGTTAAAAGGGCAAGAGCCTTTGANGGNAAAGCAGAAACAGGAAACGTATTAGTTATAGGGGACATTCACGAACCCTTTTGCTTAGATGGATACCTTGAACACTGCCTAAATCAATTTAGGAAGTACAGATGCTCTGAAGTGGTGTTTATAGGCGATGTAATAGACTCCCACTACTCAAGCTTCCATAGAGCTGACCCTGATGGTTACGGTGCAGGAGAGGAGCTTGATAGGGCTATAGAAAGAATACAGAAATGGCATAAAATTTTTCCTGTAGCTAAGGTTTGTATTGGAAACCACGATGCTATTGTCCGTAGAAAAGCGTTTGACTCAGGAGTATCTGCTAGATGGATTCGTGACTACGATGAAGTTTTAGGTGTTGAAGGGTGGGATTTTAAGGAACACCACAAAGTTGGAGAGGTTCTATATGTTCACGGAACGGGAACTTCAGGAAGAAATGCGGCGGCAAACAAGTCTTTACAGTTTAACTGTAATGTTGTTCAAGGACATATCCATACAGAAGCTTCGGTAATTTATAATGGTAGCTATTGGGGTATGCAAGTTGGTTGCGGTGTAGATAGAAAATCTTACGCTATGGCTTATAGTAAGCACTTCGCTAAGACCTACAAGTTGTCTTGCGGGGTTGTCTTAAAGAACGGAAACCTACCTATAGTGATTCCTTTTACTTAGAATCAGGGGCGTAAACGGTAGCGACTGCTAATGCCATTAAAACCAAATGCTGCCAAGTAACTTCCCCCATAACCTCCATTTGATGTACAGCGGCAATAGCTATAACCCCTCCTATAGTTCTTTTACTAGACCACTTACCATTCTTGTCCTTAAACATTTTAGGGACAATAAAGGACATTAGTTTAGCTCCCGTAGTTATTAAAGGATTAATCACAGGCTTGTCTTGTTTAAGTTCTTTTTCAGTTAGGTTCTTATTCTTCCTTCTTAGTCCCATAATTCGGTACTATAAATTCTAAAATCTTATCTAACTTTCCAAATATAGCGTCATCTTTAAGGGAAGGGGTTAACCTTACTATTACCTTAGCTGCCGCCATAACGCAAACAATAAGTGCTACTATATCTGTTCCGTTTTGNGAAATGTACTCAATCATATCTTTTAAATTACGGTTATGAAAAATGAGTTAGGTAATATTCTTAGCAAGTCATCTAAAGTATCCCTACTAGACGTTACATCTAATTCATTATCTCCGTTAATATCAGCGTAGGATTTTCCTACAGCTACGCAGCCTCTTAGTTGTGTGTAAAAATTAGCTGAATGTATTAATATAAAATCTCTATCGTAAACATCTTGCAATATAAAATGCTCTCCGTGCTTCTCTGAGAACCTAGTAGACACCTCATATTCACCTCTAGGTATGCAGGATACGTTTCTTTTATTCTCTCTCCAAGGGAGTTCTAAAGTTTTACACTCATAGCAAACCTTTAGCTCATCATAAATAGTTAAAGAGCCTAGAGTTTCTTTCCCCGTTTCTAGTAGTCTGTTTAGTACAACCTTCATACCCCTTTTAATTAACTGCTTGACCAATTAGATGAATGAGTACTTCCGAAAATAGTGTGTTGGAAATATACGTAATCCGTACTCCCAACCCATCCGTGATTCCTAAGTAACGCCCAAACAATTTTACCTTTAGGTATTTTAACTGATGAAGTTATCTCGAAGTTGTGACACGTATCCAGTACAGCGGTAATGGTGGTAGTCCCTACGAGTGTAGCGTTTGCAAGGCTTGTAGCCCCCGTATCTTCGTCAGTGTAGTATAAGGCAACATCCACATCACCCGCACCGTAACGATTACTTATAACACCCGTCATTCCTGCGTTATGTAAATCAAAGGGTGCAACGATACCATTGTAAGCCCTCTCAGCGGGGATTGCGGCTATATCTGTAACGTAACCCGCCCAAGAACTTCCTGCGTAAGTATTATCCCCGTAGTAATACCTATTAGTGGCTTGAGTATAACACCTACCAAGCCTAGTCGCTAAAACAATCTTAGAATCATCATCAGACTGATTCCTAGTGGATTTTACTAATACATGAAGGAATGCTCTTAAATTTTCAAGTGTAACCCCTCCTTTTACGTTGCTCTTAAAATTATCCTCTATAAAGTGAAGTAAGTTATCTCTGTCAAATTGCTCTGAAGAAGAAACATTTGCTATTTCTCCTGACCTCGCTTGAGCATCAAATAAGTATTTGTACCAAGGAGCGCCTGTATTATAATCATCTGTAGCTGCCATAGTTATTTCTTTTTGTTATCCTTTCTTTTTAACCACAAGTCATACAGCCTACAACTAGTGTACACAATAGCCATAGCTAAAGAGAAAATCCTTAACCCTTGTTCAATATGGCTCATAGTCGAAACTACTACCGCTGAACCGTTAACCACAGCTATCTCTATTGAATCTTTTATTTCTGTCACTAAATTACTCATAGTAATTATCTTTCTTCTTCTTATTAGTATATCTATTAACCTTAGAACCGTAAGCTAATATCCCCCCCAACCTAACTACATTGTTTCCGTTAGAGTGCTTATCATTGCTTGAGTGTTCATAATTAGTAAAAACTCCATCATTATCAGAGTCGTCTAACCAATTAATCATATCTTTTTTGAGAATCTCAGCCTTTCTAAAGGTATCTTCTTTTAAAATTGACATCTCTGTTCCGTCAGCAGAATCACTCCACTCATCCTCGTTTGTAACAATACCACTAGAGGTAGTGTTGTACTGCATATCGTTTAAAACCTCATACTTAACGTAGAAAGCTAGGCAGGGCTTTATGTAATTATTTAATAGGGTAGTCTCGTTAGCGTCTAAAGTTCCGCCTTCTTTTTTTAATCTTAATTGACCCCAAAAGTAATCCCCTAAATGCTGTTTAAGGTGCGTTAGCTCGGCTATAAGAACTATATTATCATCTATGATAGACGAATCCATATTAGCATTTGTCATAGCTTGGCTAACAACCTCTGCCGCTGTAATTAAGTTACCGTATTGTCTGTAATCAGTCGCCGCCATTATCTTTGGAGTTTAAGTTATTTAAATAAACATCTTCTAAGTCAGGTCTTTCTTCTAATCCAATCAACGCTCTTAATTCGTTCACATCCGCTATCATTTTAATATCAATATCAGCAGCGAATCCAATAGGGGATTCAAACTGAACCTCTAAAGACGAAGCGTCTAAATTCAACACCTTACCGATAGCGTCACGCATAGGTTTAAATACTTGTTCTATCGTATCTTGGATAACGGTTCTCATAACTAAGTCGTATGAAATCCTAATCTCACTTCCTGTATTATTCATCTTACCACTAGAGACAATCCCTGACAATGCAGGTTGCCACCTATGAGCAGTAACTATGTTGTTACGGGTAAGTTCCTGATACTCCATAAAAGAACCATCCTTATCATCTTTAAGGATTTGCACGTTAGAACTGCCGCCTCCCGCACCATCTTTAACTAAGAATAATATCTTACCATTATTCCCTTCTCCTGTAAGCTTGTCTTGAGCTAAAGAGATTAACTCCTCAGCTTCATCATCACTCATAGACCCCTCTATTTCTATAATAGCAGAGGGCATAAATCCGTTTTCAAACTTAGACCGATTGTACTTCTGAATAAGGTAATCTATTTCAATAGAACCGCTTTCAGCAGCAGCAATATAATCAGGGATACCATACCGTTGGAATCCGCTTTCGTAATCCTTGAACATAAGGATAGAGCGCCCATTTTTAAAGTTAGGGTACATCGGTACTTTTCTAACTTTTTTATCTTTAGCATCGTAGTGAGTCCAGTCAGGGTTTATATATACTGATTCCATATTTTTACCAACCCTACACATAGTAGAATCAATATGGTACATATTACATCCCCCTTCGTATTCTACGAACTCTATGTAAGCGTTTCCGAATGTATAAAAATCATCTACAACTAACCTGAAAAGGTTTCTAAGGGACTGAGATTTTGGGTTAACCTCTTTAATGTAGTCCTCTAACTTTGCGTTAACGGTAGTTATCTTACTACCCGCCGTGTAAGTTGCTTTTTGAGATAAGATAGCCCTGTGAGTACTTGACTTTCGTTTTAACTCAGCAAGGTATTGAGGGAATAAATTATCATCGCCGAACTTGTAAAATTCTTTTGATGTAATCTCCCTATTCTTCTCCATAAAATTAGGCATAGGAGAGAGGTTAACTATATCAAACTTAACCCGACCACTAGCATTTCTTTTTATGGTGTCAGACATAGCACTAGCTACGAATCGACCTTTAGAATCTCTTTGTCTTTTAGCCACAACTTATAGAATAATGATTATACAAATATAAGAAAATAAAGGGCTACTTCCGTAGTTTCACCCGTTAAATTCTTTATAAAAAACTATCTTCTTAAGAGAAGGTTGTTTCGTAAGGCGGTTCTCCTTGAACAGAAGTTAACTTAAATGTAACTCCGTTCTGGTCAGCTAATGCCGCGCCTGTATCTAATTCAATAGACTCTAAAACTAAACCAAAGTTAGTAACGTCAGTAGTTCCAAAAGCTTTTCCTAAAGTAAAGTCGTAACCAACCATATACTCTGCTCCATCCCAAGAGGTTACTCTACCTACCATCATATTTCCTTTCAGGTTTGCAAGAGCTTTAAGCTTTGTTCCGCTGATTTTCGGGATATAACCCTCAATACCTACAGTGTAGAGCATAAGTCCTTTTTCTTGAGATGCGGAAACCGTCATCTTACAAGTTTCTTTTTCAAAATCAATTTCTACAATACCGCTTCCCGCTAAAACACCCGAACTTGCAGTTCCGTCTCCGTCATCTGTAAAGTCTGTACTAGCGTCAGGGACAGCTAATTGTAGAGTTTTTATACCACCCTTTGCAAAGTGGTCAGTATTTGTTACTGTTACTCCTAATGATAATGCCATTTTATTTTTCTTTTTAAGTGTTAAAAAAAGGGAGTGGAGTCAGACCCCAACCCCCTTTATATTAATCATTATCCTATACTTATACTGAGATTGCGTCAGGAGTGTAGTAAGTACACAACTTAGAATCTTTCAAAGCAGTTCCAATCATATAAGACACTCTAAAGCGATATGCTTTGTTGTCTTGAGAATACCATTGCTCAACTGAGTTTTGGTCAAAGTCAGTACCTACAACAAAAGCACCTTTTGTAGTTAGCAAAGCTCTGTGAGTTTCAGTAGCAACGTTACATCCACCAACTGAACCTGAGTCAGTAGTGATTGATACATCCCAATCTCTACGAACAATAATAGGGATACCTCTCCAAGTTAATGAAGGTAAACCATCTTTTAATGCTCCATAACCCGCAGCAGCATATCCTGTTCCTTCAAGGGTGACTAAGTAGTCATCAGCTATATCTCCCGATACAAAGAAAACTAACTCACCCGCTTCTAACAATTCAGGAGAAGCAGAATCCCATAATCCTTTTAGAATTTTAACTCCGTTACCCGCAACTAAAGCAGCACCATCCGCTTGTGTAGTAAGACCCGCGTATGCACTTGTTAGCGCAGTTGAACCCGCCTCTGCTGCTGACTGGAAGATACCATCGTAAATACCGTAGTGAGTATCACCTTCAGCAACATCTGATAGCCATACTTGAGTATTAAAATCGTGCTTCACACCTTGTCCGATTAAGCCAAGCAAGATACCCTTAACCACAGAACCATCTACGTTGTCGAAGTTGTGATTTGCTTTCATTAGCTGACCTTTCATTTTATTGAAAAGTTCGTTAGCTCTAAATTCAATTTCCGCCTCTACACGAGCAGGGGTAATAGTAACAGTTGCACCGTAGTCTGCATCGCCTTCCGCAGAAAACGCACTATTTGCAAATGCTTTAGTAATCTTTCCAAGCTGATTAAACTTATCAATAACGGTTGTACCTTTAATGTTAGGTAGCACCTCCATATATTGCATATAGTCTTGACCTAAGAATATAGGTTCGATAATCGCTTTGTTTACGTCGTACTGCTCAACAGTAGGTAAACTTGTTAATTGTAATGCCATTTTTCTTCTTTTTAATTGTTATTTATATTTTTACTTAAAAAAGCTTCTTCCTAAATCACCCCACTCATCTTTCGGAGCGACTTTATCCGCTTGAACTTTAGGTTCATTTTCAGCTAAAGTAACTGAGGGCGTAGCCTCTAGTTTTGAAATTCTTTGAGCCATTTGGTCGAACTGAGTTTTCGTTTCCTCTTTAGACTCGTTAGTCTTTTCTTTTTGAACGCTTAACTTCTGAGAAAGCTCATCCCTCTCATTCGTTAAAGATTCTAATTGAGCCTTTAAATCATCTACGTTTACTTGTTCTGTAGCTGTTTCTGCGGTAGGCTCTTGCACCGTTTCTTCTGTTTTTACTTGTGGTTCTTCTGCATTTCCCGTAATCATATTCTTTAAATCGGAAATCTGCCCTACAAACCAAGTTTTTAAATCTTCTGACATAGTAGATTTTTCTTTAGGGTTATTAATATTTAAAGTATTTAAGATTTGTTCAGGGGTCTTATTTTGGTATCCGCTTAAGTCATATCTCGCAACAACTTTAACAGCCCCTAAGACTTCATCTACAAACCCTAACTCTAATGCTTCGTGTGCTGACAGCCAAGTCTCACGAGCCATCATTTGCTCTATTTCGTCTTCTGAGATGTTTGTCTTAGCTTTGTAGACACTTAACATTGTAGTTTCAACTTTTTCTAAGGCATTAATCTGCTTACGCATCTGAGATTTGTTTCCGAATACATTACTCATAGGAGAGTGTATCATAAACAAACTATTAGAAGTCATTTCGACTTTATCAGCAGCTAAAGCGATTATGGTAGCCATAGANGCAGCCAAACCTTCTATCTTTACAGTAACCTTACCTGAATAATTTTTAAGNGCTGTATAGATTGCTTGACCTTGAAAGACATCACCTCCTGTACTATTAATGTGTACGGTAATATCTTTTCCTTTTAAACCTTTCAAGTCCTCTAAGAAGCTTTTAGCGGTAACTCCGTGAACACCAATCTCATCATAGATGTGGATGTCTGTAGATTTACCAGTTTTAGCTTCTATTGGCATATCATACCAAGACTTGTTTTCAAATAGATTTTCCATATAAATACAAATATAAGAATTTAGTTTTAAATAGTGTTGACACCTACTGACACTTTGTTCTTCATATGGTCATACACAATTCTTTGTGTCTGCCTAACTGAGATATTATACTTATCTGATAGGTCTATAAATATATTCTTAATAAGTTCAGCGTTGTTTTTCATAATAGCTTTATCGAAATCCTTTCTTATTAAGTAATTCCTTACAGAAGTATTATTTAGCAACCCCTCTCTATATAGGGTGGATACAACCCCTTCCGAGCCTTCTCCACACACATAAGATATTTCCTTGATTAACTCGCTTTCCATACGTTAAAATTTACTAGAAGATTCTATGGTTTTAACTCTATTTTGAACTTTACTTAAAGACTCCACAGGAAGAACTACGTTTGTGTTCTGACCTATAACAGCCCCAAGCTTACCGTAGTCTATTAAACCTCCACCACCAAAGTTAGGGGAAGTAAATGACTTTCCTCCACCCGCTACGTTCATAGCGCTTAAGGTGCTTCCAAACATAGCGGTGCTTCTTTTATTTATAACAGCCTCTCCACCTTCTAGTTCAGCTACTCTACCGCCTACGGCAAATCGCTCTCCTCCTTGTGCGTGAGAGTTTCCGTAAACCATACCACCTTTAGCGAATTGCTGCGCATTTATTTGACTTCTATTGTGAGCGTAAGCCGCTGTAGCTAATGCTGCTAGAAGAGTGTACTGAGTAATACCCGCAGCACCCATAGTAATGGTGTTCGCAGGGTTTGCTGCTGCTTGTATTCGGATGTTTATCAATTCTTGAATCCACCCGATAGTTGCTTGCTTTAATTCAAACTCTTTTTTTCTATTGAAAGACTCTCTATCAATCTTTTCTTTCTCTTTGTCGGCTGTTCGCTGAGTCATTAGTCCCGCTTCTAATTTTTCATCAATTCGGGCTTTCTCTTCATTTGCCGCCTCCTCCTCTGCTTTTGNTTTATTAGAAATTGAGTCAGTGAATATTTTAGCGGCAAGAGCTACGGATTGTCTTTGTAGTTGAGCTTTTACTGCTAACTTGTTCTTCTCATCTTTTATTTCTTTAGTGGAAGAAATCTGAGTCTGCTTAAGAAGTAAAGCGTTAATTCTTTTCTTCATTTCAACCTCTTGAGTTGCTGATATACCTTTCTCAATTAAAACTGCTTGCAAGTAATCTAACTCTAACTGAATTAACGTAAGCTTATGTTCCTTCACTTCGTCAGCAGTTTTCTTTTCTTTTTTAGCAAAGCTAATATTTAGATTATGGGCATCCTCATTAAATTTCCCTCTTGCGGCTAATTCAGTGTTAGACCACGCCATTTGGATTAAAGCCAACGCTTTAGCTTCGTCATCTTTCAACTTCTTTTTAGCTTCTATTTCCTCTTGAAGTTTATCGGAAACCATCTTTCTGCTTTCGTCATAATCAGAACCTAACTTTACTAAGTCTATTTGAGCAGGAGTTAAGTACTGCAAATCTTCAGGCTTAATCTTTCTTGTTTGAGCCGCTATTTGGTCTAACATCACTTTAAAGCCAATCGGCACATCTGTCGCTAAAGAGTTAGCGTACTCCTTCAAACGGTCAGTAGCCGTATAATCTCTAATTGGCTCGAAAATAGCTTCAGCCTGCTCCTTATTCATCTTTTCTGTCAACTTCTCTATTTCGGTTTGAGTTCCCCTAACCATATCTAAATACGGTATCATAGCCTCAAGCCCTAATTGCCCCAACTGTTTGTCGGTAAAGTTTCTCACAGCATCATACCAAGTAGCCTGAGCCGTCTCAGCAACCCCGAATTGAGTTGCTAAACCTAAGATTGTAGTAGTATGTTCTATTATCTCTCTAGCCCATTCATTATCTCCTAAGTTAATTTTAAAAGCAGTCCAAGCAGCACTCATTTGGTCAATCTTAAACTGAGTTGAGTCCATTTGTTCAGCAGTAGCTTTTGATACGTTTGCACTCCTTAAAGTTTCATCGTTAAGCTCTGCTAAGAATTTACCGTAATCTGCCGCATTATCCCCTGCAATAGAGAATATAGCTGTAAGACCACGAACATTACCAAACATCAACTCTATATCTCTAGGGGATTGCTTGTAAACGTCGTTAAGCCTTTTCATTGTCTCAGTAAAGCCTACAGCTTTCATTTGAGCAGCACCTACAGGAATACCCCACTTAGTAAATAAATCAGCGGATTGCTCAGAAGGCTTCTGCATTTGAGAGATAGCAGCACGTAAGGCTGTAACTGTTTTCGCTGCATCTAAACCTGAACGAGTAGTTACAGCAATAGAAGCTCCTAACTCCTCAAGAGAAATACCCGATGCCGCAGCAAATGGAACTACTACACCTATTGATTTAGCTAATTCGTCTACGGTAGTAACCCCAAATTTTTGAGTTGTAAATAACACAGCAGACACATCGCTAACTTTATCAGCAGTCATACCGTAAGCATTAAGAACTGTCGTTAACCCCATTGTAGCTGATTTCAAATCAGTAACCCCTGCTATTGCTAACTTAGAGGCTTCATTAAGAAAGTTTATAGCGTCACCCCCTTTAACCCCTGCCGAAACAGAATCAAACATAGCTTTAGTTACATCCCCCATAGCAAACCCAAAATCCTTAGAGACGCTTATAGCTCCCTCAAAAAGCTCCCCTCTAAACGCCCCTGTATCTTCTGATGATAGTAAGGTTGTTACGTTTTTAACACCTTTTTCGTAGGCTGCAAAATCTTTAACGCTAGATATTAGGAATTGAGATAACTTCCTAAAAGCCATAGTTGCAGCAACCACAGCAGCCCCCATCTTCATAGAGGAAAGTGTCATCTTCTTGTTAGCCTTCCAAGCTTTAGTAACCCCAAGAGTCCCCCTCTCACGAGCTTTGTTATAAGCCTGTAAATGCTTAATCCCATCCTTAACCTTTTTATTGTAGACTTGTTGCTGATTAGTTAACCTAGATAGCTTATTTGCATTGGCAGAAGTAGCCCCTTTTTGTTTAGCTATTTGCTTATTTAAATCCTTAAGCTGCTTATTTGTCGCCGCCAAGCCTTGTTGATACTTCTGTAGCTTGTTTATTCCAATGATACCAAATTCTATATGGTACTTATCTGTAGTTTTAGCCATAACTCTATTCTTTTGTTCCTCTAGGTGTTACTAATAATAACTCAACTTCTGTAGGTTCTCCTGAGAAATTAAAGTCTTTAATTTTATTTAATATATAAATATTCCCATCTATATGTATCTGCTCTCTAAAATCAATCCCTGCTAAATCAGCGGGAGTCAACATAACCTCTGCTGTAATTAACTTATCTCTCATTTTTAACATCTCAATTAAAGGTTTATGATATTCAGTATAAAGCCCTTTAGAATTAGAGTTACCTGTTATTATTGGTGAGAATGTTAAGTTAGGAAAGTCTGCATCAAAAGGAGAGTAAGACCCTACAGGTAGGTAGCTTTTAACTCTTTCTTTTTTAAACTTTATCTCCTCCTCNTCGGAGTCCCAAAAACACTCCAACTCATAAGTTATAGTCAACCCCGTAGTATTACTATCAGTACCGCTAGGCTCTCCTACATCAACAAAGCTAGATAATACTCCTAACTTATGTTCGTGAGAATTATTTGGAGAAGGAACTTGAGCGTTAGCTTCGGGTTCTAGGTTTGAATCAGGAGTATCCCAAATTCTAGGAATCCAAATAGGTTTATGGCTAGTAACGTCTGTGTCGCTAGCATCTCTGCATATAAACTTAGACCAAGCCATTTTCATAGCAGCGTATATATCTAAAGATATTTCAGTTTCGCTAGCCTCGACTTTTATCCCTGTATCAATATAGGTATCGCCTAAACTTAAACCCTCTGTTCCTGACTTGAATTTATCAATTTCGTAATCACTACTATCGCTAGCCATAGAGTACTTTAAGTCGGACTTTATAACCGCATTTTCCTTTATGTTTGTTATAACAGCTTTATCAGTCCAATCTTTAGCAGTCGGCTCTATCTTTTTAACTAAAAGGTGGTCTATCCTCACCTCTTTGGCTGAAACTCCCCCATCCTCTACGGTAAACGAGATGTAAGTTGAGGTTGTTTGAGCTACAAATCTAGCGACGTGAGAACGCCCAAGAACAATCTGTCCAATACCACCATAGTAGTAATCCTCAGCATCACTGGTTAACCAAGGAGATGAGTATGATTCACTACCGAACTGCGCAGAGCCAAGATGAACTTTTATACTATCCCCATCTTCAGACCCGTAAGTAAAGGTTATTTCATATACCTCCCCAACAACTAAAGTCATAGGACTTGTAAGAGTAAGGGTGGGAGTGTAAGTTGTTATAGATGTTGTAAATATAAGATTACCTATATCAACATCAAGAGTCCCGTAGGTTGCAGTCCAATCATCTTCATCCTCTGAGGCGGAGAACACTTCGTGAACTTTAATTCCCGGAGTAACACTAGTGTATGAGCCTGTAAAGTCATTATAAAAATCTCTATAAGGCTCTGCTACAACCTCCCTTAAAGCTTCGTTAGTTGTAAATATTAAGTTAAACATTTTAGATACATCAGAAATAAAATCCAAACAAGATACATCAGGAAGAACCTCTGCGTAAGAAACTTTAGGGTTTCCTTCAGATGTATATATAAGATTATTCTTCCCACGCATAGGAGCGACATCCTCGCACAGAGTCATATTCATTTCAGCGGAGGATATTCTAAACGACGTACCTAAAGTCATAGGATAACCCCCCCCTGTTCCTTGGTGGTTTACCCCTGATAAAGCCATTACATTGTAAGTCTCTCCCGCTTTTAAATATTGAATCCTGCTTACGCTTACATTAGTGCTATCATAACTTCTACGGTCTAACTCTACAACGCTATCGTTATCTAAATCAAAAAACTCAAGTCCAAAAGATGATGAGTCTTTATATAATGAATCGTTAGCTACATCGCTAGAGACTAACCCTACAGTAAACTTACGGGAAACCTTTGAAGCTCCTGTGCTTGACCAATCAAGAAGCTCGCTAGTTGGATTGCTACCAGTTGTAGTCCCGAACCCGTTGCCGTCTTGGCGATTAAAATCCGCTTTAACAGAAAAGCTTAACTTATAATATCCGCTTTTATCGACATTTATGTGAGATTTTGAATTGGAAACATACCCTAGTATTTTAGGATAGGGAGACCCATCAGGATTGGTAGAGAATCTAGACCCTAAATCTCCACTCAAAGAACTTAATGAGTGTGCGCCTGAAATGTCTTTATTTGTCTTATTAAAATGCAAGAAAGCCCAATCGCAGTGATAATTACCTCCATAAGTTTCATCAAGGAAAGGAGATTCGATTTCTGGTCTTACCGTTAGCAATCCTGAGATGTAAGACGCAGACGGTTCTTTATTATCGTAATATCCGTTATAAGCCCCGCTTACTGTAGAGTAGTTGTAACTAAGGTCTAACTCAGAGGCTTTTATAGCTTCCTCACTAACGCTTGCGCTAGGGGATATGCCAACCAAGTTATCCATAAGCCCTGAAAAGTCTGAACCAAAATCATTACTCCAACCTCCACTNTTAAAGAAGTCGCTTTTTAAAGTATAACCGATAGAGTTAAAACATTGATTAAGAACTTTCACTATCCTGTAGGCGGGCTTTATATTATCCCATCCTACCGAAACCTCGTTTACTGACTCCGCAAAAGGGTCAACTCTCCATTGACCATTATCAACTAAAGGGAACACAATCTCGTTGGAAGAGTAATTAACGGCACTATAGTTTTCGTCAGGAAATTGTATGGGGNTATTAGAATCTACTTCCGATAATCCTAAAACGCTTCTAGCGCTTATCGAATAATCATCACTAACCAANGTNCTTAATCTCTTTCTCTTAAGCCTCTCAGCCCAAGAGGAGTTTCCTCCTTTTATGTGGAAGCTTAAATCCTTAGTTCCGAACTCATCTAAAGAACTTTCGTTTAAGAAAAGAAGCCCTTGAAAAATATCAACCCCTTGATTCCTGATTAAACANTCTATNCCCTCTCTGTAAGNGTCGCTTATTAANGAATTTAGCTCACCGTTAAATAAAACCGCATCCTTATTATTATTAGTTGCGGGAACTGTTATAGTTTTCGAGAAATCTCCACTAGACTTACTTATATCACTAAAATCTTTTGAAGAGAGACTTATAGGTAAATCAAAATCATCATACAAATCTATGTAAGTGAGTTTAGACTCATCTAACATATTAGTTGTCTCAATTTCTACGCTAGTGATTATAGCGTCTATCGCTGCGGCAGGAGCTACCGTAGACTCTGCTCTAAGCCTTACTTGATGCGCTCCCCCTTGTACTGATGGGACTAAGCCTGTGGAAGCTAATGCAACGAAAGTTATAGTCCAAATACCTGTAGAGGTTATGGAGTGTTCAAGGAGGTTTCCTGTTCCAATATTAGTTGTTAAAACAACCTTATTGTTAGCTAACAACCTNNTCACATTAACCCTTATTGTTATTTCTTTAGACTCACTAAGCCCACCAACAGTTCTATACCACTCAGGATACTCTCCCGTGAACCCCTCCGTTACAGGGCGTACTTGCTTTAAAGATACGTCATCAAACAAGCACCTTTTAGAAGAAGTCCCTGCTCTAAAGCCAATGAAAATTGAGGTTGTTGGGGCTACGAATCTAACTTTCTCTACCCCCGCCGTAGCGATATATGTAGGTGATACTACGTGGTAGTCACCAGAGGTTGATGTTTGAATAACGTATAAACCAACTACTTCTGTTCCTGCGACCCTATTGAAAGAAACCTCGTATTCCTCGCCGACAACAACGGTTATAGCGCCTGTTTTTATCAATTCATTACTAGACCCNGAGGATGTAACGTCAGCGTAGTCGGNANCTCCATCTGTTGTGTTGGTTGCGCTATTAATTAAAGTCCAACCTGTAAGGTCTCCATTAACAAAGGTTGTTGTAGGGGTTGTGATTATTTCATCCCCATGT